CCTACACTCTTTCCCTACACGACGCCCTTCCGATCTAGTGCCTGTGGCCGTAGAGGTTCCTCCCGTGCCGGTACCAGTAGCAGTAGAAGATCCTCCGGTCCCCGTCCCGGTGGCCGTCGATGTGCCCCCAGTCCCGGTGGCCGTGGAAGTTCCCCCCGTGCCCGTGGCAGTAGATGTGCCTCCGGCAGCAGTATTGACGATGTCTCCGAGGGTAGCCGAGCCGCCGGCCACATTACCTACTGTAGATGACGAGGAGCCGCCTGCGACGTTGCCGACTGTAGAAGATGAGGAGCCGCCTGCGACGTTGCCGACCGAAGATGTACCTCCAGTGACGTTGCCTACAGAGGAAGTACCGCCTGATACGTTGCCGACCGAAGATGTGCCGCCAGCGCCACCTGTGGCCGAAGACGTTCCACCTGTGGCCGAAGACGTTCCACCTGTGGCAGTGACCGGACCTGTCGAGCCTCCCGCGCCACCTGTGGCCGAAGACGTTCCACCTGTCGCGGTGACCGGGCCCGTAGAGCCGCCTGCTCCGCCAGTGCCCCCCGCCCCTCCATACGCAACATTGCTGATATTGGTGACCGGAGCCGTGGCGGCAGCAATTTGCCTGAGGTAGTTGACCTTCTCCTCGGTCGTGAGCGGGGTGACACTTACTCCGGGGTCGGCCGAGACCGTGACATCGAAGCGATTCTCAGGCAGGTTCGCCCCATAGATGGACTCGTAGCCTCGGCCCAGGGTGGATTGGATGGGGATGAATTCTGGGGACCTGAGGCCGACAAGTTGCGCGAAGGGGTTGGCCTGGGATAGGGCTACGGAGTCTTGACTGTAATTTGCGAAGCCGAACGGGGAGAATGTGCGGTCAGTCCGGCCCGGAACGTAGTGGCCCGCATAGACCCCAGGCCCCGGCCCGGGCATCGTAAGGGTTCCCCGCGTGACCGGGGACGCGAAAGAGGCTATAGGTTGAGATTGGGACGTGGCGGGCGGAGCGTCAATGTAGTAGGCAATGTCGCCTTCGCGCCCATAGACGGGGATCCGACCACCTTCAGCATAACCTTCGCGGACATATTTGATTCCACGGCTCATTTCTTGGTTACTCCCAGGAGGCCCTTATTGGACAGATCAGACAAAAGTTTGACGAGGGTCTGAGCTACGGCAGTGACCGCAATGTTGCCCAGATCGATAGAGACGCTCGTCGGTATTGTACCAGAAACTGCATAGCCTGTCACCCCCGGGCCCGTCACAACCTGGGTGTGGTAGATGTCGAGAACCCTGATAAGTTCAGACCATGCAGTCCGGGCGTCAGGCAGGAATGAGACCGGGGGCAGGGGCAGGACAGGTTTCATCGTTCCCCGTCCTTCACTTGGCGGAACCTGATAGCCCCGAGGCGCCACGAAGTCCCAAGGCCCGTCGCCTCGATTCTGTAGTAGGCGTGCCTTCCTCGGACGCGCATGTCGATCTTCTGAGTGTAGGCGGAGACCGTGAAGGGACCCTTGGTGATTTCCTGGGCCGGGGGCGTATTAGGATATTTGAGGGTCTTCAGGGTAATGTCGACAGTCCCTGGGAGGGAATCTCCGTTCCGGTCTGAGAAGTCGGGGACGATCCGATCAATGAACATGAGTTCCTGGCCCGCGTCCAGGTCGAAGAGGGAGGACTCGATGAAGGAGTCCATGGGCAGGCCGTCCGCATCGTCATTAAATTCGTGGTAGTAGAGTTTTGTTCCCCCCTCATAGGAGGAGGCAATGGGATAGTCATTGAGGCCCTCGTCGACCCAGGCCGTCCTGACCATAGTACCTATGGACCACGTCCCTTGAAGGTAGTCGTAGATGACGTAGGAGTCGATTTCCGAGGAGCCTTGACTGGGATAGAACCAGATGATCTCATTGTAGGCCGAGTTCGAGCCAGCGTAGATCTTGTCAAGTTGATTGCGGTCGAGTCGCCCAAAGACGTATCTGAGAACTTGGCATTCGAGGATCTGGGGGGCTCCGCCATCGTAGACCATGAAGCGTTCGTCGGCCATCCAGTACATCCGGCCCCCAGCCTCGACCATGGCGTTGGGTCCGAGGGTCCCGCAATTAGTGCCGATCTGAGTAAAGCCGAAGGTGAACGGGGGTCCGACCGTCTGCATCCCATAAAGGTTGTCGTCGGTCCATACGAGGATCTGGCCCCGGGACCTGCGGGCAGAGACGATCTTGTTGGCCCCCGAGAGAAGCTTATCCCCGGCAGTATTCGTGGCCGAGGCATTCCAGTCCGTCAAATTCTCCGAGGTACACCAGCGAATGTAGAGGGGATTGTAGGCCGAGGTGATAGCATCTGGGCACCCGAAGGAGATGAGGTGCCGGTCTTCGGGCGAAACCAGGATCCACGTATTTTGGGAGGGGGACGTGGAGACGAGGGCTGCCCTGACATTCGTACCTGAGGACTTGTCCCAGTAGTAGATGGGTCCACCCCGATAGGAGGCAACGAGGTCTTCCCCATAGTTGTCGAGGGACCAGTACCGAAGGGGAAGGACATTAGAGGCCGATGCCGGGGTACCCCAGCCTTGGGATCCGCCCCAGAAGCCTGCCCCCCAGCCGAAGAGGGGACTCGAATTGGCATTGCCCGTAGGAATGAGGAAGTAGCCCCGGGTAGCCCCGCCTCCTGAAATGGAGGTGAAGACGGCCGAGACTGGAGCGTGAATGGCGAAGGAATTCTGGTCAATGACTGAGACTGGGTAGCCGCCGAACGGGGCCGAGACTAGAGTGGGGAGGTCCCCGACCGATGTCGTAATGGAGGTAAAGTAGAAGTAGTCCCCTGTGACGGCATCATGATTTGGGACTGAGACGACCACTCGGGTAGAATCGGCCGAGGTCGAGATGATATTCGTGCCCGAGACTGAAGACCTGACGGGGGTGATGTCGTAATAGGTGCCCCCGTTCCACAGAAGGAGGTGCGAGTTGGTCCCTACGGCTACGTAGATTGTTCCGTCGAGGGCAGACCAGGGGAGGATGGACCGGGTAACTCCGGGCAGAACTTGGGAATCCTGGGCACCCTGGATGTTTTCCCAGCCTCCGATCTTCTCGGGCTTTCCGTACCGGAACCTGACCTTGTCGGCATCGTACCAGCCACCTTCGCCCGCGTACCGTGTCAGTTCGCGATTGATCCCGGCCCGAAGGTTGGATACGAAGAGGGAAGGACTAGTCACGGCGGAAAAGGGATTGGACGGTCTCACTTTCCCAGATGCGGATCCCCGTCCAGATGATGGTCACGAGGGCGGCAATGGCTGGGAGAATGCCCGCGAGGGTTCCAATGACCGTGGCGACTGAGACTGCATCCATTAGATTCTTGGCTTCCTCGTTCACGGGACGTCTCCGTAAGGATAGCGGGCCCTGATGTCAGCTACGGCCGCGAGCCACTCTTCCTTGGTCCCCTCGCCCCGCTGCCACTTGAAGAAGAGGGCATCGCTCTCCTGCCCGTAGGCAATGTTGCGTGCCCTCCGCAAATTTTGATTTTGGGATTCGACGTCCGCCTGAATGTCTTCGGGCGTCTTGTCTTCGACCTTGACTGTAAGGACCCGGCCGTCGAGAAGGTAGGGGGCTGCGGGGACCAGCTTCTGGGTGGCGCGGGCGTGGGCCAGGAAGGTGTCGACAGGGTAGCAGCCGGCCTTCGCAAGAAATTGGGCTGTCGGTCCACTCTGCGGAAAGGAGATCGTAGGGAAGAAGGACCGATAATCCCCGACGACAAGGTGACCATCTACATATTTTGCAATGAGCATAGGAGTCCTCACTTATCTGGGAATGGCCGGGTGGGCGGCGTAAAGTTCGCCGTGTAGCGCGCGACACCCTTGGTGATGCGAAGCTCGTCAATGAAGCCTTTCATCGGGTCACCTGCGGCCCTGTTAGCCCCGATGTACATGACGTTCGTCTGGTTGAAATCGGTCGATACTGTGCCGGTCCCGTCATTCGTCCCGTTGATATAGATCTTAGTCTGGTTGCTGCCTGTTCCCGCCCTGACCACGGCAATGTGGTTCCAGGCGTCCAGGGTTATTGCTCCAGACGAGGTTATGGTGCTTGAGGCGTAACTAAAGACAACTTTCTGCGTCGTGTTCAGGGACACAGACCAGCCCGTGGATGCGGTGCCTTTACTGACCAGACCCCGGTTAGATCCCGTGTCGCCTGTAGCTAGGTAAACCCAAAACTCAACTGTCAGGTTGCCGGTCCCTAGTTGGAGATCCGGATTATCCGGCAGCAACAGCCAGTCGCCCGTCCCATCGAACTCTATGGACCCCGTTCCAAATTTCTTTGTGCCTGTATCGATCTGCGCGTTGCCTACGGTTTCGAGGTCATTCTTGGCTGCGGAGTCGAAGATCGCGGCGTTCGTAAAGCTGCAAAGCAGCTGCGTGTTCGTGATCGCAGTCAGGGGAGATGTGGGCGGAGAGAAGTTCGCCGTGTATACGGCAGTACCCTTGACGAATCGCAGATTTGAAATGTGCCCGTTAAAGTCTTCCGTAGCCCCCCGATTCGTGCCAATGCGCACTTCTTCTGTCTGCGTGAAATCTGTCGACACAGTTCCCTGACCGTCAGCCGTGCCATTGATGTATAGTTTTGTCTGGTCAGTTCCCGCGCCTTCCCGAACAACGGCAACATGTGTCCATGCGCAGGCAGCTATTGTTCCCGTAGAAGTTATATTTGTGGTCGTATGAGTGAATTGCAGGGTATTCGATGATGTGACTTGAAAGACGATGCCCGTGGATGCGCCACCTTTAGCGAATATCGTATGGGCAGCCCCCGCAACGTTGCGATAGATCCAAGCTTCAATCGTAAATGCGCCTGCCCCTGGACGAAGATTTACATTGTCAGCTATGGACAGGTAGTCGTCCGTCCCGTCAAAATACCCGCTCGCGCCTAGTCCCGTCGTGTAGAAGCTCGTCGGGGCGAACGGCGCGAAGGATGTCACCCTAGTGTCGCCGTTGCGCGTGATCGTGAAATTGTTAGTGCTGTTATCGATGAACCGATTGGACTGGCAGGTCAGGAGCGACGTGTTTGAAATTGCGGTCAGTGGAGATATGGGCGGAGTGAAATTAGCCGTGTATACGGCAGTACCTTTGACAATACGAACATTAGAGATATATCCGCCAAATGTACCGTTACCGTTACCATCGGCGCCTATAGCTAACGGATAGCTGATGTCTTTATACGATAAAGAATCAGCCGCAGATGCTGCTTGCGTGCCGTTTAAAAATAATTTTACCGTGCCCCCGGTTCTAGAAACTGCGACGTGAGCCCACTCATTAAAATTAACGGCTGTCGTAGAAGATATGCTTGTAGTCCCGCCAGTTGACTCAGCGTAAAAAACCAAGTATCTGGTAGAGGCTTTAAGAATCAGAGACCAGTTTGTGGTTGAGCCGAGCGCAATGTTGCCGACAATTAAACAATTGTCAGAAGAGGCGCCGACCGTATTTGCTAGATTGATCCAAGCTTCTATTGTAAAATCTCCGGTCCCAAATTGAAACGCTGCATTATCAGGGGCGGTTAGATAGTCCCCGGTGCCATCAAAGTAGTTGCTCCAGAGCGTCCCGTACGGGTTAAAGGATCCCTGAGTGGTATTCCCATTGCGGGTGATGGTGAAATTATTCGACGAGCTGTCGATGAACGTATTGTTCTGTCCGCCATTGGTCCCGTCCCCGTGGAGCAAGAGGGCGACGTTCTCAAAGTAGGGGTCAGTAGGTCCGCCCCCAGACATGATGAGATTTTCAACGAGAAGCATTATCGGCCATCCTGCAGGCTAAAGACTCCGTACCAATCTGTCCCGCCATTATCGGTCAAAAATGTCAAAATGTCCACACCTCCTGAAGTCAAGACGGGGACAATTCCTTCGGACCAATTGACTGTACTTGGCCAGACGACTGTATGTGCGCCGCCATTAGTCAATTCGAGGATGAAGCCACCTGCTGTGGGAGACGCGGGCGGGTTGACGAAGAGGAAAGACGTAGACCCTGCAACATATGCCGAGATGTAATTGCCCAGGGTAAGATCTATGCTGACAGAGGCGGAGACCGAAGCCAGGGCATTAGCGACTAGGGCATAGTCTTTGAAGAGGGGCCGGACCACTTCCTTATCGTAGAAAGTCGTCGTGGCCGAGACGTCAACTGCCGAGGAGAAGACGGCAGCCCCCGAGACAGTGACCGAACCTCGGAGTGTTGTCTGGCCCGCGACGAGTAGGGAATTGTTGACGGAGACTGAGGTGTTGAAGGTGACTGCCGACGTAAATGTGGAAGCACCCGAGACTACGACGGGACCCCTGAAAGTCGACGTGCCGGAGACTGAGACCGAACCTCGGAGATCAGTCTGGCCCGTCACAACCATAGAGCCGGAGACTGAGACTGAGGTATTGACGGTCAGGGCCGAGGTGAAAGTATTGAGGTTCGTAAAGGTATTAGCGGACGTCAGATAGGCGTAGCCTCCGGTCGGAATGGTATCGACGACCGTAGTCCCATTTGAAATGGCGAAGACCCAGCGGCCTCCCGGAAGATTGAAGCCTGTGCCCCCAGATGTCCTGAAGGTGACTGAAGCCCCTGTCGCATTATTAAGGACCCAATAGCCCTTGGCCGCGTCCGGGACGATGACACTGATGGCCGAGGTGAGGGCGCCAGTCAGGACAATGAAGGCGTTCCGACCTGGGGAGTCCGAGGTGGCCGAGGCATTGACTACGCTAAGGTAGACCGACGAGTTGCCCGCGATATTGACGGACTGGTAGCCTGCGATGGCCTGCTCGACCTTGTCCAGGTTCGTATTAGTTTTGTTGCCCCAGGTGTTGGCATTTTCCCCCTGGGCCATCAATTCGAGGCGGAGGGACGATGAATAGGTACTGGGCATCAGAGACCTCCAGGAGCCATAGTGTTATCTCCGCCTGCTGGCGAACTATTATTGAGGTTGTCGTCCTGCCTCGTGCGCCGCGCCTCGTTCCGAAGTTTTGAGACCGCGTCCTGGTACTTGGCTTCCCAGAGGGCCGCTGCCGTATAATTCTTCATGAACATGCAGGCTTCGGACATGCACCCATAGAAGAAGGCTTCGGGAGCGAAGTCCGTCAGCCAGTTCGTAGAGGTGCCGACCGGCCCTATGGACGTGGGGATCTGGACGTAGCTGAATTCGACCTGAGAATTTGATTCTGGGGCCGGGGCCAGAAGAAGTTGGTTGTAGCTCCAGCGGGCATAGTATTTGGGGGTGCCCGTATTGGAGCGGACAGGCCAGTATTCCCGGAGGAACTCGTCAGTCCTCATGATGAGTTGCGAGTAGGTGCCCGCAGAGACGTGGGTGACTGCCTTCAGGACCAGAGTGTCCGAAGGAACTGAGACGAGGGGCGTGGACGAAACCAGGGTGACTGTCGTATAGGTGACGAGGCCATAGGTGTCGACGTCTCGGGCGAGGCGCATCCGGGTCTGGTCGATGAAGACGGGAATAGCCAGGGCGAATTCGGACCCGTCATTCTCAGACGCATTCTGAATATTGGTGACGAGTTCTGAATATGAGGTGGCCATTATTTGCTATCCTGCATGCTCTGGACCCCGCGCCATGTTGAGCCGCCATCGTCCGTAATGAAGACGACTACGTCCACACCCGAGGTCGTAAAGGTGGGGGCCGTTCCCCCAGGCCATGCGACTGTGGCTGGCCATTTCTGGGTGAAGCCGCCAGCATTCGTCAATTCCATGATGAAGCCGCCGGCATTCGGGGAGGCAGGTGGATTGGCAAAAACCCACGTGATGGATCCCTGGACCCGGGCCGAGAAGTAGTTACCTTGAGTGAGATCGACCGAGGTCGTGGCCGAGACCGTGGCGAGGGCGACGTGCGTCAGAGCATAGTCTGTGAAACGGGGCCGGAAGACCTCGCTATCGGCAAAGTTCATCGTGCCCGAGACCGAGACCGAAGTATTGAAGGTGGTCGCAGACGTAAAGGTGGAGAGGCCCGAGACGAAAAGGGAGTTGGCCAGGGAGACCGAGGACTTGAAGGTGACCCCCGAGGTAAAGGTGGAGAGGCCTGAGACTCCGAAGGAGCCCGAGACTGAGACTGACCCGAGGAGTTGAGTGGGACCCGTGACGACCATGGAGCCTGAGACGGAGACCGACGTATTGACGGTCATGGCCGAAGTGAATGTGGATAGGCCCGAGACGAAGAGGGAATTTGCGAGAGAGACCGAAGACTTGAAGGTGACTCCCGAGGTGAACGTGGCCAGACCCGAGACCCCGAATGAGCCTGAGACCGAGACCGTGCCCAGGAGTTGAGTGGGGCCCGTAATGATTAGGGAGCCAGAGACTGAGACCGAAGTATTGAAGGTGGTCGCAGACGTAAAGGTATTGGCCCCCGTGAAGACTTGGGTTGCCGAGAGGCGCGCGGGCGTCGGAGTATTGGCAAGAGATGCATAGTACGCTGCGAGAGAGGCACTGTCCGCAGCCTGGGTAGCAAAGGCAGAGGCTGAGACTTTGTAGACTTGCGCCAATGACGCATAGGCTGCCGCAGAGACATTGGCCGTCGATGCCTGCTCTGCCCAGAATTGGGAGACCGAGGCTGCCGCCTGGGCCGAAATCTTGTAGATGTTCGAGAGGGACACATCGACATTTGCAATGGAGGCTGCCGCTTCTGCCGAGATCCTGTAAATGTTCGAGAGGGAGGAAGCAGTATTTGCCTGCGTTGCGTAGAGGGACGCTTCCGACCTGTAGACGGCGGCCACGGAAACTTCACCGACAACTTCAGAAGCAATGGCCGAGGCACTTGACTTGTAGATGAAGGCGAGGGAGGAATAGGAACCTGCCTCCGAAGCATAGGCCGAGGCCGAGACCATGTAGATCTGGGCTGCCGACGCATAGCCTTCAGCCTGGGTCATGTAGGCCGAGGCCGAGGCCGCATATTGCTGGGCATTCGAGGCCGCGACGAGGGCGAGGGATGCCTCCTGAGCTACAGACGAGACCTGGGCTGCTGCCGAGACCGCGACATCTGCTGCCGATGCGGCCTGAATGTAGGAGGCCGAAGCATCTGCGGCGTAGACTGCGGCAGCAGATGCGGCAGCCAGGGCCGAGACCTTGTAGAGGTTAGAATTGACTGCCGCGACCGAAGCTAGGGCCGCATAGGTGGCTGCGTCATTTGCATAGCCTGCGGCCACGCCGACGTTCGAGGCGATGGTGTCGATTTGGATTCCGGGATAGATGACTGCGACTTGCTTCGTGCCTGCCGAAAAGTCGACCAGGGCATTCCCATTTGACGACGTATAGATTGTGTCCCGGGCGAGGGTGGGGATTCCGGCAGCCAGGACGAAGGTGCCCAGGCCCACTTCGAACTCGTCGAGGGTCTGATGGGTAATGACGTAGTAGCATTGGTTCCCGGACCCGACACCCTGGAGGAAGGTGCGGAAATTGCGGACTGCCCCCAGGAGGACCATGGGATTTGTGCCCTGGGTGGTCGTATTTTCGCGGACGCGATCTGCATTGATGATGGCCATCAGGAACCTCCAGGACCACCGTCTTCGAGGGGAAGATTCTGGTCGTCCGTACTTTCGTAGTCGATGGCCAGATTGACATCGGGCCGGGGGAATCGTAGACCTTGGGGATCGGGGAAGACTGGGGGCGGCCTATTCTGCGGGTGGGTGACAAGGTTGAAAGATTTGTCGTCGCACGTGGAGCAGACTCGCCAGCGAGTACCCTCTTCGGACCTGATCTGGAGGTAGCGGTACCTGAATCCGCACCGGTCACAGAGGGACCATGAGTGTCTGCCCGAGGCGAATTGGGACATCAGTACCTCCTGTAGCGGGGCACGATGCGCAGGGACGCCCTCTCTCGATCCTCCTCGGTAGCATGTAGGAGTTGCTCTTCGTATTCGGCCTTGACCAGGGCGAGGCGCTCCAGGGGGAACTGCATGCCTCGATTGAGGGCAAGGTAGTAGGCGAGGCCGGCAACGAGGGCAGGCCAGAAGCGCCTAGGAAAATCTGGGGTGTTCGAGAGGGCCCCCGCGTCCTGGATGAAGCGCATCTTCCAGTAGATCATGACGTCTGTCGAATTTTCGGGCGCGGGCCAGAGGTAGATCTGGGGCGCGTCACGCTGCCGGTCGACATAGTAGGTCGTGGGCCTACCCTTCTGGGTCTTGCGGGGAATGTCCAGGTATTCTCCGTACCCGATGCGGACGACAGGTACGTCAGTCCCCGATCTCCTGATGACCATGTCGAGGACATCGAGGGTATCCGAAGAGCAGGTGACCGTGGCTACTGCGGAAGTAAGAGTGACCTCGACCTTTGTGAGGGTATGGAGGAGGATTCCGCGATTCGCCAAATCTGTAAAGAGGAGGTCCAAGGCGCGGCGGGACACCCGAGCCTCGGTCCCCAGTGTTGGTTCTCCCCCGATCCGAAGAGTTGCCTGTTCAAGTAACTCGTCGAGCGGAAGGGAAAAGTTGTATGTCCCGGAAGTGGTCATCCCTTGGCGGACCCACCCTTAAACATCATGGCTTGCCGGCGGGGCATCATGGGAGTGCGCGCCCGTGGCATCTTGGGAGTCATGCCCCCGCGAGCCAATTTGGTCAGGGGTTTGCCAGGATGGAGCGCCTTCTCATGCTTGTGGACGGCGGTCTTGATCTTCCCGCCCTCGGCATAGGAGGAGGCGATCCGGCCACCCTTCTTCTTAATCTCATAGTCGAAGCCGCGCTCTGCAGCCCCGGCACCACGTGATTTCATAGGAATCTCCTTATCGAAATTTGTAATCGCCGCCCCGAGTGGCCTTGCCCATTCCCCGGCAGGTGCCCCCCGAAGCCATCTTCTTGACATGGCCACCCTTGGCATAACCCCGGGCTTCCATCTCGCGGGCACGCTCCTCCCCGTGGACTGCTCGCCGAAGGGTCCGCATTAAGTTAGACTCGGGGCCCCGGGGGATGCGCGTAAAAGGGGCTGCCGTGGCCCGAGACGCTCCGACAATGTCCTCTTCACTCATGCCTCCGCCTTGGACCGTGGGGGCACGCTGAATCCGGGGCGCTGACGGAGGGGGCGGAGGAGCACGACGGCGAACCGGGGGAGGACGGCTTGCCCGCTCAGCCCGAGTCTCCGTAGTCGGAGTCTCCGAACCCATGCCGGGGACTGCCCCCCTGGTTTCGCGCCGCATCTCGCGTTCGTCTTCGGTCTCGCGTCGAACTTCCTTGGGAGCCTCGCGCCGACCCCCGAAGAAGCCCTTGATGTCTTCGAGACTATATGACTTGATCTTGTCGTAGTCCTTAGTCCGCTCGACGTCGCCGCCTTCAGAATATTTCCGGGTACGCATCACTTGGATCCCTTCACCTTGCCGCCTTTGCGGTACGCAGGGCTGCCTTTCACGGGGCGCTCCTTGCGATAAGTGGTATACATTGTATATACGTCGGGCTTGGGGAACTCGTTCTTGTAGGAGGTTCCCCGGACGGCAGCCCCTGTGCCTCGCATCTTGGCCATGGTAGCCTCAATCGTAAAAGTAGGTGATGCCGCAGCCCGAGCCCCCTGAAACCTTGACGAACATCGCCTGCGTGAATCGGATGCCTGCGCCCGGAATCAGGAGGGGAGTCGTATCAGGGTTGCCTACGGTAGCTCTGTGCGGCAACTCTAGCTGGAGGAGGAGCGGGCCCGTGGTCGATGTGGCTGCCGACGCATCGTAAAAGAAGACCGTGCCACTGGCTGCACTGTGAAGGTACAGGGCCTTGAGCCGCGTGGGCCTGTCTACGACGACGGCCGAGACCGCAGAAGTGAAGGATGACTTGACGTCGGTCCACATGGATCAGGCCAACGTGGTAAAGGCCGGGATTCGATAGATGACGCCAGCAGCGGTCTTGAACGTAAGGAAGGCTGCGGCAGTGACCGGGACCGAGACCGAGGCAGCAGTAAGCTGATTGAGGATCAGGGTGCCATCAGTATCAATGCCGAAGTCTGCCGTCGAGGTTCCGACCGAGGCGACGACGACGACAGGATATGCTTCGCGAGTAAATCGGGACATGAATATCTCCGTAAATGTAGGACCACGTCCCCGATTCTTGCGCCGGGGTATCGGCCAATTTTACCAAGAATGTGGGTAAAATGCAAGATGTGAAAAGGGGGTTGAGACATTGCCCCAACCCCCCGTTCATTCAGATTGATGATAGATCAGGTAGCGCCTGACGAACCATAGAAACCGCGCCAATCAGACCACCCGAAAGCGTAACGCTCACGAGCCTTGAACCGAAGATTGCCAGTATCGAAATCCGGCTCCATCTTAGTCTGGAGCGGAATGCGATTGAACATCTTGGTGCCGTTCGGCGCGTCCGTCTTGATGAACCACGCATTCGAATCCGTGAAGCGGTGATTGATGTGGTAGCCGGACGGAAGCATCGACATGTTCTTGAGAGCATTGATGTCGTTATCCGTCGTACCGACACGGCCCGGGCTCTTCAGGAGGCGCTCGGCCACAAACTGAAGCTGGGGCGGGATGTGCAGACCCATGCCCCGGGTGCCGATGAGAATGCCACGATCATCCTTGAAGAGCGAGATATTGATCAGGGCATTTTCGAGGCCAGTCTCGGACAGGTCGACCGCAGTCGTATTGGAGAAGTTGCCTGCCCCAATTGTCGGGTGCGACGCCGAGAAGAGCGGGACTCCGTCACCTCCTGGATAGGCAGTGCTGAAGCCGTTATTGAAGACGTTCGCGGCCTTGACCTGCTTCGTATTGGCCATCGCGCGGGCGAGAGCCTTGGCACGAACGCGGGCAAAGGTGTCATAGAGGTTGTCCTCCATGGCCTCTTCCGTGATCGAGAACGCCAGAGCGATGGTCTCCATGGTGTAGCGAGAGGTCCACGCTTCCTGGGCGTTGTCGTACTCGACGGCGGCACCCTCGTCCTTGACCGGAGCAGTGCCGAAGCCCGTGAAGAGAACTTCCTCTTCGAAGGCGCGCTCGGAACTTTCGATCTCGAAGAGCGGGAGATGCTCGTCGTCGACCTGACCATACTCCACGCCGAAGACCGCATTGAGCCCCGGCAGAAGCTGTTTGGCAATATTTGCCCTGGTAATTGCAGCCATTTCTTATACTCCTTAGAAGGCCGAGGCCTGGGTGTCGATGTGCTGAACGACGCGCACCTCGACGATGGGGAACGCATCCCCGAGTGCATTGTCTGGCGTATCGTAGATGCCGAGGAGGCGGACCATCTTGGTGGCCGTCGTGCGGGTCGATGCCTTGAGGACCGCCTGCGACTTGCCGAAGGTCGTATTGACACTGCCGACTGCCGACAATTCGAAGTTCAGTCCGAGGTCGGCCGCCGAGACCGAGGCATCGGCCTGAACGATGAAGGTCGCGCGGGCATCGTCCACGACGTAGCAGTAGATGTTGCTATCGTAGGACGAGGTGGCTGCCGGCAGGTAGTTGGACCATGTCGGCCGCTTCGTGACCGGGTCCACCCACTTGAAGCCCTTTGCCACGCCCACGATGTAGTCCGTCGCGGCCGAGGCAATCCGGAAGTCACCGCCCGGGATCTGCTTGACCGGGTCACCATCGCCCACGTCCGAGGGACCGGCAGAGGCGCCCCAGCGGTACGTATTGAGGGCACCAGAGTTGGGGCCGCCACCGCGAATCCTGACAGGCTGAAGGCCGAAAGGCCGTTTCGTAGTCGTCATATCGTTATCTCCTGGCGGCCCCAATCCTTAGTCTAGTGTGGGTGTTCGGCCACCGGTAAACACCTTACTAGATGTCCCTCGACTTGAGATGGGGAGTGCCCTATTAAGGCCCCGGTTCTCCGCGAGTTGCCGGTCGATGGCATCTGCGAGTGCCCGGGTCCTTTGCTGCATCTGCCGCGTCCGAGACTCTGAGATCTCCAGGGGCAACTTGCAGAGGGCGAGGTCCCCGATGACGATGATGTTGCCGTGTTTCCCGTAGTCGAGAGAGGGTGCCTCGGGCCACTCGGGCGCATCATCTTTCGGAACGAACTCGTAACCTTCCCGGAGGCGCGTCATGACATTGACTGGGTCGGGCTTGCCTTCGAGCATGATGCGAACCCACCTAGTTCCGAAGCCCTCAGACTTGAGGCGCCTCGTCAGAGAGTCCGGCACTGCCAGTTCGTTCGGCTCCTGCCATTCCCGTTTCCGGGCTGATTCTGCCCGCGTCGGATGTGTCATCATCGTCTCCGTTTCACGTCAATTGTCACATAGTCGTTACCCGCAGCCTGGATTTTCTCCGCGTATCGGGCGGCATCTTCCAAGGCTACCCCCAACTTCTTGGAGGTCGCGACGGTAGCCTCATCGAGGCGAATCCGCCGGGTGGGTGTCCTAGACCCTGCGACAACAGGATTGCGGGGTTCCTGCGCCCGAAGCCGTGGGATGTTCTCCACGATGCGTCGATCCACTTCCTCGTAGAACTCAGGGCTTGCGGGATCATATCCCTCGGCAATGAGTTGTTCCGAGACTCCCACGGCAGCCATCGTAGCTACGTGGTCTTTCCCCTCTCCTCGGCCAAACCATGGATTCTTGGCCATCCACTCCTGGGTTGCCGGCGCCACATTAAGTTGGGGCGGGGCCTGGACCGGGGTGGGAGCCCGGGCTGGCGCGGGGACCTTATTGTTCTGGGCTTTGGACCAGGAGTCTAAGGCCTTGAGTTCCAGCTTGGCGTCCATGAGTTCGTGCTGAGCCTGGAGGAGTGCGTCCTTGTCCGCTGCCTCGTAGGCGTCCTGGAACCTCTTCTCGGCCGTCTTCAGTTTCGTGTCCAGGGACTGGGCGTAGACTGAAAGGGCTGAGTTCTCAGTACCTTTGGCCTGCTCGGCAACTTGACGGGACTCGGCTTCGCGCTGCGCGGCGAGGGCCTCTGCCCGGGTTGCTCGATCCTCCAGTTCTTTCGCGCGAGCGACGAGTTGGCGGATCCTCTTCTCGGCCCGCGATCCGTATTCTGGGGCGGGCTTTGGCTCAGGACTCTCTTCTTTGGGAGGGTCCGGGACTTCTGGGGCTTTGGTATCCTTGACGTCAACCTCGACCCAGGATTGGTTCTCTTCTGTCACAGTTGCGATCCTGCGTTACGCGAATCCAAGATACTTAAAAGTTGAGAGATTGTCAATACCCATTTGTCTAAAATTTTAGGTATTGGTCACTCGTTGATTCTTGCGGGATCTTGGACGACCGCAAGAACTTCATCATCGTTGAGGAGGAGGAACTTGACTCCCCCGTAGGAGAACTTGGCGCCCGAATAGCGGGGATAGAGGATGTAGTCCCCGACCTTGCACCAGGGGTCGCCCATGTCGTCCCGCGTATAGGCCTTGGGTCCAATGACTTTGACTTGGCCTACACTTCGGATAAGGTCCATCATCTCGATGGTCTGGTCCGGGATGATGATTCCCCCCTTACTCTTGGGGGCATTGGGGATAGGCCGGACGAGGATGCGCCAACCCCGTACTTCGGGCAGAGGCTCAGGATCTGGAATTTGGGGATCGGTCCACCACGAGGAGTTTCCACTACTCTTCGGTGTCGGAAGCATCAGCAATCTCCTGTAGAAGGTTGATTGCTTCCAACATACCAGCACTATAGCCTACGTGCCACATATATTTTTCGTAAGAGTCGGCGCCACCTTCGAGAAGTTGAGTTGCTACTTGGCGACGCCGCTCTTCTATCGCTCGTCGGAAATGACTTAGCACTTTCCGCCCTTAGCTTTCTTGACAATTCCACCCTTCATAAAGGTGCCAGACTCGTCACCCCGGAGAGTGGCCCTTTTCGCGCGGGCAGAGAACTTTTCAGAGGAGAGTTTGGACGGATCGCCCATCTTTCCGCCCTTAGCCTTCTTAATCATTTTCATCATGTAAGTATCCTCAGTAGATAGTGGCTTTTTTAAGACCCTTAGTTTCACAGCCTGCCCCTCGGACTGATCCGCCCCGAGCATATTTGGAGACCGGGGGAGCAGGCGGAGGAGGAGGAGGCGGGGGCGGCATGGGGATGCCCTTGGTGATCGTGGCCCGGTCTGGGTTCCGTCGATCACTCCGGGGCTTGCGCGGCCGGCCCGTCTCCTCTTTCTTGGCCGCCTCACGGGCACGGTCCTCGTCGAGGCGATCCAGGAAGTCTTGAGACCTCTGGGCTGGACTGATTTCTCCACCTTCGGCATAGGCTGGACCCTTAGCCCGCATCGCGGACTTGAGGAACTTGGACCGAGCGTCGGCCTTGTTGAATTCTTTGGCGGTCTTCATGGGAACTCCTACCTTCTTGGCAAAGACTGGGTCGTGGGCTGCCCCTGCCATAAGGCGAGCCTGGGCGAAAGATTTACTGGGCACCTGTCTGTCTCCTTAAGGCTTGGACGCTCTGAAGGGCTGCATTGCGGGTCGACTCCCCGTCCTTCTGCTTAATCTTGAGGCCTTCGATGTAGCCCTTCTGGTCCTGGGCCTGCTGCCGCAGGTCGAGCTCACGGTTCCGGACTGCCAATTGGGCCGCATTATTGAGCATCTTGTCTTCGTGTTCCTTCGCCCGAAGTTGAAGTTCGGCCATCCCGAGTTGGACCGTGGGGTCTTGCTGCATCTGCTGCATTTGCTGCAGTTGCATCTGAGCCTGGGCGACGTGCTGCTGAACGACCTGCGTAATTGCGAGGGCCTGGGCTTGATCTCCCGAGGCGCCCGAAGCCATGGCCGCCTCCGCGAACTGCATGAGGGTATGCTCCTGAATGTTGGCCTGGAGGGCCGGGAGCAGGGGACCGAAGACGGGGTTCTGGCCCACCTGAGGATCTTGCACGAGGGCCATCTTTGCCATAATGTGGGCCTGATGATCCTGCCCGGGAAAGGCCCTGATCGGCATGCCCTTTGTGAGGGCCATGACGTCTTCGAGGGGCGACATGGGCTGGGGTTCCTGGGGCGGAGGAAGGATTGCCTCGACGTTCTCCACCTCCATGGCACTGTAGACGCGCCGGTACACCTCGTACAGATTGTGGAGTTGGGGAGCCTGCTGGGCCATCTGCAGGAGAGTCGTGGCCCGCGTCAGCCTGTGGGCATTCGACGGAGTATTGGGGTCCGACGAGGGGACAATCTCAATCTCAGAGTTGATGTCCTGGACGAAGATCTCGGCCGGGGCACCCTGGATGGGATAGGGGTACCTGGAAAGGTAGTCCCGGTCGATGCGCCTGAGGATCTTGAATTCGTGCTTCTGGGCCGCGTGGATCCTCTTGTGGGTGGCCGCGAAGAACTTGGTCGAGGCTTCGAGAAGAGCCAGGGTCGTTCCGACAGGCCCGTAGTTGGTCGAATCCGAGATGACTTGCTCGGTCGTATCTGCAAACTTCTGGCCTGCCGCAACTACCTTGTCGTGCAGGGCGAGCAGAGTCTGGGACGGCTCCTTGTAGGGCAGGGGGAAGATGGCCTTGGAGACGTCCTGAAGGGTAGAATCGACATCGCGCCACTCGCCCGGGGCAATGGGATCATTGGAGCCGACCACTCGCATCGACTTGAGTTTGAAGCCGCCCTGAAGATTGGCGAACATCCCCGAGTCGACGAGGGCACGCATCGTCAGGGTGGCAGTCTTCGAGAGGGATCCGATCAGATGGATGAGGCCCAGGCCGTAAAAGCCCATCGTCGGAACGTACCTGTAGTGGACGAACCATTCGAGCTTCTTGCGGGCCGGATCTTGGGGATTCCAGTTGCGCCTGACGGCCAGGACTGTCCGAGACTTACTGTCGACCGTGACGATGTAGGGGAGGGCCCCGTCCTTGGTCTCCTGGAGGGAGTCGAACTTGAAGTAGCCGTGGTACTCGTAGAGTTCGTGGGCCTTGTAGCCCGAGGGGGGAGTGACGCCCTGGAGTTCGTCCACCTTGGCCGCAATGAGGCTGGGCTCGACTACCCCAGGATCTCCCACTCGGGTATCCCTATAGATACCATTGGAGATGTCGAGGGCTAGGTCCTCGGGGGAACGATGTATAATGTGGGTGTAGCGGGCCGCGCGCCTAAGGTCGGGAGCATTGTAGGAGACGACGAACTGGTCTGCCGAGATGTAATCTGATACGGGCCGTCCCAGCGATGAATCAAAGTACAGTTTTCGGAAGCAACTTCCAACCAGAGGCAGAGCGAAGAGGAGTCGTTCGGTCTCATCGAAGTACTCCACCATATCTTCGGTAATCTGCCAGTTCATGAACTCCTTGAGGCGGGCGGCAGCAGCGTCCTTTTCGGGACTGGGTGCACCCCACGTACGAGTGCGGACGGGGCCTGCTGCAGGAAAGAGTTCCTGGACCGCCTTACTTTGGAACTTGACGACGTTCTCGATCAGGAGTGGGTGGTTGGCCGTGCAGGCTCCTTCGAAGGGTTCCGAAGCCTCCTCAATTTTAAGGCCAAGTTCTTCCATGCCTCGGACGATGAGATTTTCCCACTCACTGCGCGAATCCAAGTCATCCCTAACATCGTCACATATCTTGCTGCCCACGCGAGATAAGTCCGAGTCGTCCAAATACTCAGCAAGATTAGCGTAATGATCTGTAATATCAACACGGATTTCCTCCTCCCCAAATTCCACGTCCACTCCGCCATCGTCGAGTTCGACAATGACTGACTTCAGTCCCAGGGGGGTCAGGGGATTTGCATTTTCGATCATATGGGGAGTCCAGGCTGCATCGTGCCATCCTACCAGATATGTGGGGTTTCATCAAGTGCGCCAGTACGTCTTCCTTTTCCTGGCCGGGGCTCCCTCTTCAGTAATCGTCGTATCGTCCTGATTGTATAGGGAGTACGAATCCCGCAGGTAGAGGAGGGCGAGTGTCATCGTATCGACCTGATCGTCATGTTTCCCGCGCGGGAAGGCCAGGGCCTCTTCTGCCAAGTCGTAGGCCCATTCTGCCCCTTCGGGAAGCCACACTCGGCCCGATACGAAGAAGCGGAGAATGGCATGAACCCGGGCCACCTTGTCCTGGCCCTTGCCTGGAATGTAGGGTACGACGGGGAGCCCCGCCCTCTGAAGGTCTGGCAGGAGAACTTCACCCGACGCCTTCTTCTCGACGATGATCCTGTCAGGACTATATTTGCGGGCGAGGGCCCGGGCATTTTCTAGAAGTTCAGGGTATTCCCAGCGGCCCCGTCTATTGGCCAGGAGGATGGCATTTGGAACATTGAACTCCTTGCCCCGTGAGTCCTGGTATCCCGTAGTAAAGATGCCCCAGACTTGGAGGACCGAATAGTCATTGGACTCTCGCCGCCCGAAGGCCGTATCGGCAGCCATCAAGATCGCATCACATTCGGGCAAAGTCTTGTTTTCGGGCCACCACTGGATCTGCTCAACTTTGATGAGGTTGCCTTCGGCCGCAGTAGGCTCCTGCTGGTACAGGGCATTCCACTGGCTGCGGGGCATCGTGGGATCGTCCCGCAACTTTTCGAGAAAGTCCCGGGGCCACCGCTCAGGCCAGTAAGATTCCCCAGTCTCGGTCAGGGCCGGAATACTGAGGACCTTCCACTGCTCTGCCTTGGGGTCCTTGTCCTGGGCGTTAAGGAGCCAGCCTGCAAGGTCTTCCTGGTGCCACCTCGTCGTAATGATGAGGATCCGGCCGTCAGGCTGAAGTCGGCTCCTCAGGCCTCCGGGCCACCAGTTCTTGACGAACTCGCGTGATGCCTTGGACATGGCATCTTGCTCTGAAAGGGGGTCGTCGATAATAGCCAGATTAGCACCACGGCCGGCAATGCCTGCAGTAATACCGGCCGCAACATAGACCCCGCCC